CTTTGATTACAGGCTAGATAATTTCCCTGTCTGCCATTTTTAACATATTCCATAGCCGATAAATTACTAGCCTTTTCTTTGTTTTGGTCAATCATACAATTTCTATTACCATTTCTTTTTACAAATTTATCTGACATCGCAGTAAAGTTATCTGGTTCTGTTTCTAATATGTCTCTTAATACTATACCCCTGTCCATTGGTTGCTTGATACCAGGTATGTTAGTCCAATAGTATCTCTGCCTAGACTGGGCGCTTAGCAGCGAACTATTTATAAAGATAGGTTCAAACCTCACCTCTCCCAAAACATTTAAAAATTGATTATCAACATCTTCTGGTGCATAACATTGTGAAACTTGTTCTGTAATTATTTCCAAAAACTCTTTTTTCATTCTTACATTTTCTAGTAAAAAATACTTTGGCTTGATGGCTTTAAGTAAGCGAATGAACTCAAAAAACAATGCAGATCTTGGATCATCAAAAGCAAGCTGTTTACCTGCAAAACTAAATCCCTGGCAAGGTGAGCCAGCCTGTATAAGGCTTACATCTTTATAATCTTCTGCATTTAGATTGCAAACATCCCCGACCTGTATCGTATTGGGATAGTTAGCCTGTGTAACCTTTATAGCATATTTATCAATTTCACTTGCGTAGTATTTCTCAACTGGTATGCCTAGTTGATCCAATGCGATCTGACCGCAACTCATACCATCAAACAAACTTAATACTTTCATGTTCTGAAGATATTATTCAATAGGTCGACCCCAATTATCATAGTTATAAAAAGGTGGTTCATCTTGCACCACATCCTCATATCTAAAGTTTTTTACCTCTGCTTCTGCCTCAGCAGGGACACTGCCAATAATCTTTTTGTGATGTTTAATATATGCTTGTACTAAATCTTGTGATTCGCCCATAATAATATCATTATTGGCACAATCAAAAGCGTCTCTTTTATCTAACCTTAGGTTTTTTAATTTACTCACTTGTTATACTCCTGTTCTACTTTTATAAAAAATATGTTTTACTATATGTAGACATTATACACAAGATAGGTTAATATACAAAAACATTTATAGGAGAAACGTATGAGTAAACCAAAAACAGATATATCTGAAATTATTGAGGGCATAATAAGTTTTGCACCTCCAACGTCTAAACAAGACGCTGAAAAACAAATAGATCGTGATAAAGTTAATTATCTAATCTGGCAGATCGGTGTCGCTGTTAAGGAATTACAACAAGCAATAAAAGAATTGCAACAAGACAAGGACATATTATGAAGATTCCAAGTATGTTAGAAAATTTTGAGCATGTAATCATAGGGGATGTAGCTTACTTTCCCAACCTTGATAACAACACTTATCACAATGGCCCTGGCATATCTTCATCAAATATAAGAAGATTTAGCCAAAGTCAGCTACATGCCTTAGAGGAAGTGGTTGAACGAACACCTGCAATGATGTTTGGCTCAGCTGCACATTCATTAATTGTTGAGGGTGAAGCTGCATTTTTTAGTGATGTTGTTACTATCAAAGGATCGCCTTACACCAATACCAATAAACAACTGAAGAAAGATAGTCTTGCAAAAGGTTTGCCAGTTATATCTGAAGAACAAAGAGACACTATTTACAGTATGAATAATAGTCTAGTGCAAGAAGCAGAGCCATACTTGCGTCCTGGTGAAGACTATCCACAAGTTTTTAAGTCACCAAAAGAAGTATCAATTTATTGGTATGAACAAGGTTTGTTGTGTAAAACACGAGCCGATGTTGTTTGCAATGCGTTTGACAACAATTTTGGGGAAGATGCCATTGTGCTTGTAGATTATAAAACAACGAGTGATTGCTCGGTAAGGGGGTTTACCAATTCGGTAAGGCGTTACTCGTATGATCTACAAGCTGCATGGTATAAGCGTGGCTTTGAGCGTGCTGGATTTAAAGTTGCAGACTTTGTGTTCGTAGCACAAGAAAAGAAACTACCGTATGCAAACAAAGTATTTAAAATGAATCACGCTGATATGGAGATTGGTTGGAACTTTCTCAGTGGTTACTTGGATGATTACAACAACATGTTAGCAGGTAAGCCAGCAACTATTTACAACAGTCCAAATGTTGTTGAACTAAATACTGGCAATTTTTATAGGGAGGATGCAAATGAAACTTAGTTTTGAAGTAAAGAAGAAAAACACAAAAGGAGTGCAGTTTAGGGTTGACCCTACCACTAGCCAAAATCTTAATTATTTAAGAACATATTACTCCAAACAAGTAGGTAGGAGAGTGACCACAGGAGAGATCATAAAGAAATTGATCAATAACCATCATGCAGAAATCATTTAGTGGTGTACTTGTGATAACTTCATTTAAAATCATTCTAATAATACTTGCTCTAAGTATTGTCTTACCATTGGCTTATATAGCCATCACAGATAGCGATAAATAAAAAAAAGGGGCTTGCGCCCCTTTTATCACATAGTAGGGATATTCTCCCTCGGAGGAGTCATATCTGCGTCTTCACTTTGTAGATACAACTTGATCTTTGTTTTCTTAGCTGTAATCTCTTTACCTTCATTATTAGTAAAGGTGTCATCAACATTGCTAAGCGATAACCTTAGGCCTTTGCCAACAAAGTCACTGTGATTCTCTGGATATTTTTTATACCCAACAGCTTTGGTAAGCCTAGTAAAAATCTCAGTGCTTATACGCTTGTTATCTTCATTAGTAGCCCATAGGTTATACCATTCATTATGGTCACGATACTTACCCCCAGCAATTTGAAATGTGACTTTTAATGTCCAGTTTCCTGCTGCAGATTTGTATTTATCAGTCGCAATAATCTTTGCATTATATTCGCCCTCTGGTGCGACTGGTGTGCCAGTGGACTGCTCTTCTAAATTGTCGAAAAACTCGACATCACTAAAATCACTCATTAGATTCCCCCTTCGTGATATTTGTTAATGAAAACCCTAACTTTTCGATTAAGGCACTTATATCAGGTCTTTCAAAATCATCCAGCTTACCGCTTCTGTCTTTTGCTTTGTATCCCTGACCATAGACGGTCTGCAACCATCTGTTTCTTGTGTTTCTGCCTTCCTCGTCTTGATCCTCTATGATGCGTAATGCAAGCACCTCATCAAAGAAGTAGGTGACAGTTTCTCCAAGCTGTTGACCGACCATCTTCGGTGCATGTTTCAATACACCATCATCATTTATGACGGCTTCTTTACATAGAAATAAAACGTGCATATGTAAGTCTCTAAATGCGCGCATAAGATTACCTACTGAATCTTGGACATTACCATATGCCATTCTAGGATCTTTGCTTCTAGACTTTTCCCAATTCAATAAGATCTCACTTATTTCAGATACTGAGTCTAAGCAAACTGTGTCATACTTTAGTTCGCCAGACTTCAAAGCATCATGCAGTTGCATAACTTCTGACGCTTCTTTTACTTCAATAGCATCAACATTGTTGGCATCTTTAATTGCAAGTAAGCCAGCTTCTGCACTAATGACAAGCACTCGTCCAGGACATGTTTTTGCTAGGGTAGTTTTACCCGCACCAGCCATACCATATACCAAGATTTTAGCACCTTGATTTTGTACTAGCTTTTGCGGAGATACGATTCTTTTTGATAGTTCCATAGTTTCTCCTAATAAAATTTACTTGACGATTATACATCAAATCGTTACCATGTGTAAAATTTATTTTTTTACAATATGATGACAGGAGAAGCAAATGGACAATATCAAGCAAGAAAATATTACTTGGCAAGCAAATTTCTTTTTTCGTACAAAGAGTTTAGCAACAGAAAAACTTAAGGAATTAGAGACTATGGGAATAAAACCAAATCATGTTACAAGAAAAGTTAAAAGGTATACACTCAAAGAATATATAGAGTTTTTGGGACAAAGAGAATCTGCAAAACAATTTGGTTGCTCAGAGGCCGCCATCAAGTCATGGAGATATGGTTATAGAAATCCAACTGTCAATCAAGCAAAAAAAATTATTCGGGCAACTGATGGGAGATTAGATTACGAGTCTATTTACGGGCCTATATCTGAAATCATAGAAACAGAAGATTAGTGTGTTTCAGCTTAATATTACTGAGGACGACACATCCTTAGAGCAAGCACTTGCTTACTATGACGAGGGTTATAATGTTGTTCCTTTACAAAGATCTAATAAAAAGCCACCACCTTTTCTTAAGGGTTGGGAGCAATACAAACAACAAAGACCATCAAGAGATCTTGTTAAGTCATGGTTTGAGGGTAAGGACAATCTAGTCGTTGCTCTTGTCTGTGGCAAGTTTATTGTTGTAGACGCTGATTCTCCAGAGGCTATGAACTGGGTAGAAAACAATTTACCACCTTGTCCATACAAAGTAGTAACTGGTAAAGGCATGCACTACTATTACAACAACCCACAAAACTACACTACATTTGCTACGAGAAGAACTCCAGAGACACCCATTGAAAGATTGATAGATATTAGAGGTGTAGGTGGATTAATCATTGCACCATGGAATAAGCATGCTAATGGGCAAATTTACAAACCTATAACCTTTCCAGATTGGAAGATAAATGACCACACAGATCTTCCAGACTTTACTGAAATAGAGTTTGCAAAGATTACTGGCGTGCCAAAGACAGAGACAAGCGTGCAAACAGCACCTTTTTTATTAGAAGGTGTATTAGAGGGATCAAGAAATGATGAGGCCGCAAGGATATCTGGTTATCTAATTTCTAAAAATGTAAACATTGAGTTTGTTAAAATCTTTTTGCAAAACTGGAACAAAAATAATAATCCACCGTTACCACAAGAAGAGATAGAAAGAGTGGTCACAAGTGTTAAAAGCACACATGATAGGAAAAATCAGATCGCACCTTTGTTTGTGCAAGCAAGTGAAACCATACACAAACCAAAAGATTTATTTAACCCACCAGGTTTACTAAAGGATATGTTTAAGTTTTGTGAAGATATAGCACAAGTGCCACAACCAGAGTTGTCTTTAATAGGTGCATTAGCATTAGCAAGTGTGACTTGTGGCCGCATTTATAGGACAAACATGAATAACTTTTCTTCTATGTATTTTATGGGCATTGCAAAGTCTGGACAAGGTAAAGAGAATATCAAGACTTTTGTAGAGTCAGTGTTAAATGCTAGTGACCATGAAAAGCTTGTAGTAGGAGATGGTTACACATCATCTGGTGCAGTGCACTCAGTCTTAAAAATGCGACCTACTCAAATAACCATCATGGACGAGTTTGGTAAAAGATTAGAGGCAATAGGAGCATCACAGAATACAAATAGAGAAGATGGTATACAAACATTGATGGAAGCATGGGGTAGGTGTCATGGAACATTACGGCCAGATAATTACTCTTTAATGAATGTGCAAGAACAATATAAAGAAATGATGATGAGTCGTGTGACACATAAACCTGCTATTACATTGGTTGGTCTGTCAGTGCCAAAAAACTTTTATAAAGCATTAAATAGTGGTCGTATCGCAGATGGGTTTCTTAATCGTTTTGTTGTCGTAGAATCAAAAGAGCCTAGACGGGTAGGTGAGTTACGAAGATTTAAAGAGCCACCAACATCAATTGTCAACTGGATTAACTATGTTCGTAGACAAAGAGGTAATATGAGTGATGTATCAAGGGATAATGCAGAGATAGACCTTGATCAAATAGTCTTAAAGTTTGATAGAGAATCAGAAGAAATATTGCAAGATTTTGCCCGTGAAATAGTAAAACGCCAAGATATATTAGAAAAAGACAACCTAGAGCCACTTCTAAGCCGTTCTAAGGAGAAGGCTATGCGTTTAGCCCTGTTATGCACACTTGCCTCTAACGCTGACGCACAGACGATTACAGGCGATATTACAACATGGGCTGTGGATTTCATTAGATATTACGATCTGTTGTTTATAGAGGCTTGTAGAGACAAGGTTGCTAGCAGTGCCATGGAAGCCAAAATCAAGCAGGTGCTATCGTTTATTAGATCTAGGAACGGTGAAGGTATCTCTAAGCGTGAAGTAGATAGACATGAGTTATTTAGAAGTATGAAGTCATATGAAGTAAAAGAGATTATTGAAAGACTTAAAAATGCAGGTGAAATACAAGAGGTTGAAATTAAGATAGGTGGTAAAGGTAGACCTGCTAAAAGATTTGTAGCCGTTGATCCAAACTTCTTTGAGGATATCTAACCTAGTATAGGTCTACCAGCTACACGTTCAGCAAATTCAATACGTTCCTCTGATAACGGATCTGGTATTTGTGCTTGTGCTAGATCAGGTGATTGCACTTGTGGTAAGGCTGGGGGTTGTTGTATCGGACTTAGGACTTGGTTTCGCAATTGTTCAAAGGCATCAATGCCACTTTCAGCTTGCTCTTCTATGTCCTCATCAGTAATACCTATCGCTGTGGCACCTGCATCAAAACCTTTGTCTAAGATACTTATTACACCTTCCCCAATAGGCACTATCTCGCCATCAACGTAGCGTAAGCCGAATTGTCTTAATGATGTATTAAAAATACGCATTGCACGGGAAATAGAGCCAGGGTCTGATCTCGACATAACTCTTACAAATGGTGGGTAAGTCAGTAAAAACCTTGCGATTGCTAAACCAGCAACTGTTGGCAATGCTGTAAGTGGTTGAAAAACTATGGCCGCAGATATACCAGCAGCAACCAAGCCACCAGCTGCACCACCTCTACCAGGCTCACCACCTGTAAGTATGTCTATTTGTTGTTGTAGATCACGTAATCCTCGTCTAGTTTCAGCACCAAACATAGCATCTAGTGTTTCATCCTTGTAAGAATCCAGACTCGTTTTAAGGTTTTGTGACTTAAATAAATCAGTAATCTTACCCTGCCCGTTCATATCAATTGATTTGGATAAAAGCTTCTGCATACTTGCTCGTTGTATATCTTGGAAAACTTCTGGGCTTACTGTTTCTTTAAGAGCATTGATAGTTGATGCAGCCCCAGGTTTGAATACGGAGTTAACTGTTTCTTCAATAGTTTTGTCTGGCAATTGTGAAATAGCCCTATTTGCTTCAAACTTAATTCTTTCTTCTGTGGCCTCTGCAAGCTTCTCCAATTGATTTACAAAAGCTCTGCCTTGTGCACTAGCATTTAATCCACGTGTTGCATTTCTTTGCGTAATGTCATTAATTATGTTTCTTAATTGTTGTGGTTTTGGGCTAAAACCGATTTCATTTAGTTGGTTTATAGTAGCTAACACTTCATCTGCTGTGTTTTGACCAGTAGCACTATCTTGAAATAAAACTTTAAACTTACCATGTTCTTTTTCAAATCTTTTTATCTCTTTTGCAAATTGTGTAAAGTTGACATCAGTGAGTTCATCTTTTGTTGCCTCTCGTAAAGCATCAGCAAACAAACGATTTTTAAGATCTGCTTTTAATTTATTCTCATAATAATTTTCTATAACGTTGCCTGCAGCATCACGTTTTTGATAAGTAGGATCTACCTTTATATACTCATCATAGTCACGCAAAGCTTTAAAAATATTCTCTAAATCAATTAATTTACCGTTTAATAAAGCTTGTGTATAAACATCGTCAGCTTGTATAGATCCTTTAGCTGCGTTTGCAATCAAGCCGTTAATTTTTATAGAATCAAAAGGCTCCATTCTGTCGTAATGATTTTTATTTGCTACTCTAAGTTCTTCAAGAGTTTTATCTATTAGTTTTTTTTCTTCAGGACGTAAGCGCAAACCAGTATTTTGTAAGGCAAGCTCAATTTGTTGCATGCCATCTGCTTGTAACTCTGTAAGTATACTATCGGAATTTTGTATGCCTTTTTTACCAATACCATAATCATCGAACATTCTAGCCACATTAATAACAAGCTTTCTTTCATCAGATTGCTCAAGTACGTCACGTAAAAACCTATTTAAAAAGTTTGCATCATTACGAACCATGCGTAGATCGTATTTGCCTTGCTCTGCTAATAACTTGGCTTTTCCTACCAAATTTTGTAATTGTGCACGCACACTACTATTTATCTCAGCTCCTGGAGGTGTCATGGTTTGGAATACACCTTTTTTACTATCAAGCTCTAAAAACTCTTCTGCTTTGTTTAAGTGCTTGAGAATAATATTATTGATTGCTTTGTTAATTACTACAGATTTAGCGTATTCTTCTTCTGTCTTTGTGCCTACAGGTCTTGGCATACCATCTCTACCAACTTCATATAAATTTCTGTCGTCTTTAAAATTTATAAATTTTTGATCTACTGCATGATAAGATTCACCACTTTGCTCCATAGCTGCATTTCTTGCTTTATTCATGGTGTCTTTTAGCTCTTGTCCGAATACCCTATTTGCAGGTATGTTGCCATAATCTTTGGCTTCTATAACGCTGTCACCTATTTCCCCTAATAATCTACGTAATTCGTTAGTAACATTCTGTTCTTGTAAACGAAGTTTTTGTGTTGCGGCATTTACCTGTTCATCAAGACCTCTTTTAGTGGATAAAGAAATAGTCTCGTTCAATGCTTCCTTTTCATTCTTTATGTTTTTTAATACACTATTTATTGCAGCTCTTAAATAAGCAACATTTGGTTCATCTCTTTTGCTACCAAGGACTTGTTCAAAAATACCTTGATAGGTAGCAGGTAATCTTTGGTCATATACTTTTCTAGCTGGCAAAAAACCTTTTGATAAAGAGTATTCAAACTTTTGTACTTTACCTTGCTTGGCTGCTTTTAATATTTCATCGTTAGAAAGTGGTGATCCTTTTTCTCGATCCAGTTTTTTTACGTCAGCCCAACTTAGATTTCTTGACGCAACAAAACCTGCTCTTTGATTTTCTAAAGGAGCTCTTTTACCTAATATTGATTTAAAAGCCATACCTGGTAGCTCGCCAAACAGAGCTTGTCCTACTGAGCCAAGCACAAATTCTTCTTTGTAAAGATCAGCCAACTCATCATTATCTTGTAATTGAAAGCCCTCTAATGCATCTAAATACTCCTCTCCTGCTTTACCTGCCACTGATCCAGCACCTGCCATAAATGTTCTAACTATTCTTTCTCTTCCACCAGATAAAGTTGTAAGAGCTTTTAAAATTTTGGTTTGGGGCATAAATGCAGCTATGGTGCCTATCACTGGGCCTGCGATACCTGAAAAGTCTGCCAGATCACCAGTTTTCAAATTAAAGCTGTTTTCGTCTATTACAGTATTCAGATTGATAATTGTGCCATCTTGCAGTTTTCTTTGTTGTACAGGTAATCCCAAAAGTTGTAAACCTTGTGGTGTCAAGGCTACTTGACCTTTAGTATTTCTTATATAGCCACCAGCTCCAACGGAATTTTGCAGTATGCCTTCTTGCTGTAGTGGCCCTTTAGATGCACGCACACGCTTCATCAAATCGTCAAGTATTTTGTTTTGTTCTTTAAATGGATCTTCGCCAGATACTTCAGCTCGTCCTAGTTTTTGCCGTAAGCTTTTTGCATCTTCAGGTAAGTCAGCAGGATCAACACCTGTTTCATAATCAAAGTAAAGCTCATCGTAAAATGGTGAAACAGCGCCCTTAGCTATTTCAGCACGAGTCTTTTTTTGGGCTTCTTCTTCAGTAGCTGCATCTATGATGTGTGTTACACCTGGAGCTATTAATACTCTGAATCTTGGCATTATGTAGTTGGCCTAAGTGTGGTATCAATAATACCCTCTGATGCAAAATAACTACCTGGTTCTCTAAGGGCATTGAAATCTATACCTAAAATTTTATTTATCAATTCTTTTTCTTCGGTTACTTGTGGTGATGTTTGACCTGTTCTTGCTAAATATGTGGTGCCTCTTATTATCGCTCTTCTGTCTTGCTCCATACTATCAATAACATTGTTTCTCGTTCTCGTTAACCTTTTCTTAATATCAGCAGGTTGTGTAAATATTGTAAGATTACCAAATATATCAGCAACGATTTGCCTGTCTAAGTTTGAAATAGTTTTACCAGACTCACCTAATATTTCTCTAACGCTTTGTTGTGCTAACACATCTAATGTTGTATTTATTCTTGTTGTTGGGTCTAAATCCTTCCAATCACCCAATGACATGCCTGCAGCAGCTGCTAACTTTGTCATGCTTTGTGTTAACCAACCTCTTACACCATATGCACTTGGATCTTCTAAATCTTTAAAAACTGCATCTAAATCTTTTAATGTACTTTCACTTCCAGAAAAATTACGCAATGCTGTATCTATTGACTCCTCAACTTCGCCAATAGACTCTGCTTGTTTGTAGTCCATTATGCCTGCATCTAATGCTTCGAGATCAGCTTCGTATTGTAAAAGTTCTTTTGCTTGTTTTTGTTTTCTAGTTTCTTCTTCTTGTAATAAATCTCTAGCTGCTCTTTCCTCTGCAGCTTTTGCAGCTCCAGATGCTAAGCCTTCACCAAGTTGTCCTGTTCTTGCAAGCTCTCCACCTACATTTCTAATAAAATCTAAAAATCTGTCAGAGCCAAACACACCAGAGGTTTCTTTTGGTGGTAATTTAGATGCTCGCTCTCTATTAAGATCTTCAATGGTTATTTCAGTATCAACATTCTGCAAGTCTATTTTTGGTTTTTTAAATGTCACACTTGGCTTAGTCTCAGGCACCAACTCTGGCACAGTCACACCCTCAAGTTCATCTAGAGCGTTTTGTATCTCATTTTCAACAGCTGGTGGTAAATCAGGTCTGTCAATAGGTTCTCCAAATTCATCTTTACCTATCATCGATCCTTCATAAGCTAATTTTCTGGCCATCATTCTTTCATACCCAACTGATCCAGGTAGGCCAACTTGTCCTAATGTTTCTCCGCCTGTGACAGGAGTTTGTATTTTTGTTACGGGATCTTCAACAGCAGAAACCTCTTCGTCAAGTTGACGTTCTTCTTCCAACAAGGCATCTATGTCTGAAGTTAAATCAAGGGTAGATGGTTGTAAAATATTCTTTAATTCTGCTTCTGATCTACCACCTCGCACGCCTGCTTCCATAGCTCCTTCCAATCCCTCTCCATAAATCGGTGAGTCGTAATCTTGTAGTGCTTGTAATCTTGGTCTGTTTTCAAGAGCTTCTTCAGATAAGAGTTGTCTAGATATACCTGCTACAGCTGGTAAAAATACACCTTTAGCAGTCCTAGCATAGTCTTCCAATAAAGATCGTCCAGATTGTAGGTTGGCACCTAAGTTACTAAATAAAGGTATAGCTTTTCTATTTGTAACATCGTCAAGGACAGCTTTCAAATCCATTGTTAAACTAATTTGTCCTGCATCAGAGCTATTTCGTAAAGCGAATAATTCAGAATCGGATAAATTAGCTAATTGATTTGCAAAGTCTTGTGCAGTAATTCTATCAACTGTGCCATCTGCATAAGTAACAGACCCACCAGCTTGAAACATTGGTCTATTTAAAAAATTCATTAATTACTTCCTTGTCTAGGAGCAAGAGCACCATAAGCACTAAATGCAGCACCTAGACCAGCAGCAGTAGGATCAGTAGGCATACCATATTGAGAATCAATTTGTGTTCTTGATCCTTGATAGCCTGGTAACATTCCTGCTATTGCACCTAATACATTTAGTGGTCTTTGTTGTTGTCCCATCTGTTGTGCAAATATTCTTGATAATCCAGTTTCTGCAATGCCTCTGCCAATACCACCGAAGCCTGCAAGCTCTCCTCTTTGGCCTCTTCGTAAAGCGTCTAACTGAGATCCGATGCCACCAATTTGTTGACCAAAGCCTGCTAATGATTGTGCTAACTGTTGTGCACCTGCACCTCTTTGTTGTCCAATACCTAACAATCCACCTGCAAGATTCTGTCTTGCGAGTCCAGCTGCAGATCCAAAGCCCTGTAAATTGGCCGCAAGTTGTTGTTGTGCAGTTAATTGTTGTTGTCCTGTTCTGCCAAGCAAATCAACTAAGCCACGTTCGGCACCTAATCTTTGTTGAGCGCCAGAGGTCAGTCTGTCAAATAAACCACTTTGAGCTCCAAACCTTGTTCCTGCAAGACCAGACAACCCTTGTGATGCAAGTCTTCTTGCTTGTTGTTGTCTAGCAAATTCACCAAGTCCAGCTCTTTGTGCCTCACTAAAACCTCTTTGTCTAATATTACCAAGAGCTTGTGCTAAACCCTCACCGAGAGCTTCTCTACGCTCCTTAGCACCAAGCCTAGCTCTGCTACCACCAAAAGCACCAGAACCTATTTCACGGGCTCTAGCAGCAACATCTTGTTGTTCACCTGCCTCAAACACATCGTCAATGGTCTGTTGAACCACGGCATCTTCAAATGGATTATAAAACTGTTGTGTAAAACCTTGGTCGTATCCGCCAAGTGTGTCTCTCAATAAATCCTCAGACTCACCGAGGCTTCTACCGAAAACATCTGTGGCTCCAATAGCACCACTTTCAATGCCACCTAGTCTTTGTCCAAATCTATCTGCAGCACCTTCACCTCTTGCCTCTACATCACTTAGTCTTCTACCAAATGCATCTGTTGCGCCTAAAGATAACCCTCTTGCATCTCCGATACCAGATAAAGTATCACCTAATCCTGCAAACATTTGGTCTTCTGCCGTCCTAAAGTATGGATCTTGTAAAGCCTCAGCTCTTCTTGATTGACCTATAGCTTCGTCAATAAGAGCTTTGTTTTGTTGAAAAAATGGTTCAAAACCACCTAGCCCTGCAACTGCTTGTTGCCTTGCTAATAATTCTAATGGGGAAAGACCTGCTGTTTGTTGTAACGGAACATCGCTACCAATTAAATTAGCACCTGCTTGTTGTAATTGATTGAAGAATCCTGGTTGATCTGCTGTGCCAAAATACAAGGATCTAAGTAAAGGATCGCCTAATACTTCAGAAGATTGTTGATTCAACAACACAGGATCAATAGCTCCTTGAGTAATTTGCGTCTGGGCTGGATCTGTCACATCCGTAGTAGTTTCTGTAACCGTAGGATCTGTTGCACCTGTAGTAGTTTCTGTAACCGTTGGGTCTGTTGCAGGTTGTGGTATTGGATCAGGCACTGGATCTGGTGGAGGTGGTGGCACAAATTTTTCACCTCTTTCATCAAATGTAGGTGAACCGCCAGCGAATACCAAGTCGTCTCTATCTCTACCAAAGGGTAATGAGGGTCGAGGCCGCCTGAATCTATTTGAATCATTACCAACCATTCTTGCTAGTTCCTCTTGTGTTGGCGGTCTTCGTTGTGGTCTACTATCTGGACTTATTGAAGCGTCTTGTGGTAACTGTTGTATGAATGTAAGTGGTTGTGGTGCTTGGAAACCTAGTGTAGGTCCTGCTATTGGTAACCCTGTCCCAACTCCTCCTCCCCCATCATCAAAACTTCCACCTGGACCTCCGATTGACATTGGAAGTTGTGGTCTACCATAACCGCCTGGGCCTTCAAAGAATTTAAAATCAGCAGGAGGTGGCGGTGGTGGCGGACGAAGACCGAGGCCTGGTCTTTCTATGCCGATTGGCATAAGGGGTTGAGGTCTTGCTGTTGGCAACTCGTTCGTATCTGTTGGTCGTAAAACAGCTGGCATTTTTTGATTTTGTATTTTTTCAATTGCTTGTTGAAGTGGTGATACAGGTATTGGTCTACCGATACTCGGTGGTCTTATCGGTAAACGTCGTAAGCCACTTGGAGGTGCAACTGGCCTAGCAATTGATATTGGGCGTGGTCCTCTGCCTCTTATCGGTCTAAAGGGTACACCTCTTCCCACAGGTAAAGCTCTTGCATTACCACCTAGATTTCTCTGTGCAAGTAAGTTACGTAAACTCATTACACTTTACCAATGTCGTTATATTGCTCAAACATCTTCATGAGTCTGTCCATGTTTTTTGCGCCCTTTTGTCTGTCAGGTTTACCACTTGGCATTATTTCAATACCAGTTTCTGTTTTGGTGACCTTAAATCCACCTAAACCATTGTTAGCTGCAGATGTCATAACAAATTCGCCATCACTGAGCATAGCTGGTATATCATCGCTTGTGCCTGTACCTGGGCCTATTGATGGGCCACCCATACGCATATCTAATTCTTGTAATCCACCCATAGCTGCAGGCTTTCTAATGCCTAGATCGAAACCTTGAAAGGTTTGCTGTGGCATCAGATCTGGTCTAATTGATTGTCTTATATCTTTAAGTCCACCCTCTTTCTCTTTAAAATCTTCCTTTACTGCTTTACCGTACAATGCGGCTAAGGCCATAAGACCAGCGTTACCCCCTAATCCACCGCCATCTCCGATCCCAATTCCGCTACCAATGTTTCTTAAAAGTCCAGGATTTTCTGCTGTACCCAAAAAGGTGTCTCGTAGGAAAGGGCCAAATTGTCCACCAAACGGGCCTGTATTCATCGCTTGTTGATATGCTGCTAGTTCTTCTGGGCTTAATTCAGCCATTTGTTCTTGTGTTAAAGCTGGCTGTCCGCCACCCATGCCAAAAAGTCCTCCTATTCCACCTCTGACAGCCGCTGCCGTGTCAAGTATACCTTTACCACCTAATAATTTTGACCCAATACCTGCTTTGATACCTAATTTTGAACCTATTGCACCTAGTCCTTTTCCTAAAACTCCTCCAACTCCAGGTATTAATAGGGCTCCTGCTACAGGTGCTACTTTTTTTACTATTTTTTTTAGACTTTTACCTAATTTTTTTAGAAATCCAAACTCAGCCATACCCGTAATTGGATTGATTGACATACCTTGACCTACAGTATATTCATTTGGATCAAGCCCTACAGCCATCATTTCTTGTTGTATTATTTGTTGAGTTTGCGGAGAAATAACTGGTGGCACTACCATCTCGCCTGGTGCTACATGGGCAAGCATTGTATCTTCCCCTCTGCCTAGACCTGCTATACCGCCTGGATTATTCATTTCATTCATGCTCAAATCATTCCTCGTTACATGTTAACCAAAATACCAAAAGGTATCTATCTCCTGATTCTACTGCTAGCCCTCTATGCATATGCGTAAAACTAGGAAAAATTAGAGCGTGGCCTGTAGGTAATGGCTCGACTGTACCACGTTTTAAAAACTCAGTTCCGCCACCTTTGTACTCCCCTGTATTCAAAGGAACTACCATACTTATATCAGCACTTGCATCGTGATGCCAAGCACCTTGTTTTTTATCCTTTAAATTATAATTAGCTATTTGGATACCGCCTCCATCTACATGCCTATTCCAAATATTTAAAAATATAGGATTTCCAATAGTATATATGGTTTGCATTAAAGATTGAAATATTTGTGGACAATTATCTTGAAAGGTTATTTCTGGTATTTGTCGTAGATCGTCCTCTTCAGGGTTAGGATTAAAGCCAAAATGTGCTTCTAAATGTTTCATTTCATCCATTAGTATCTGGCAAAACTTCTCTGAAAAGAAAGGCACGGTATAAACATCCTTAAGCGGTTCTTCTATAATTTTGTCTAACGGTGTTGATTTTGGCGACTTTGTGCCACTTTCTTGGTAAAAATCAACTATTGGGTTTATAGAGTCTTTGACTGCAACAAAAGTTTCTTTGTTTATATACCAATCGCTAGGATAGGCAAGTAGTAGGTTTTTTGGTTGATATATTAGGTTTTCAGCTACGTTTATCATAACTCTATGGTTGTTGCTCCTGCTATCTTAATCGTTACTGTGCCAACCTCTGATGTCATCTCAAAACCCTTAGCTAAGGTTCTATCGCCTATATCTACCCATTTGTTACCTGTGTAGACTTGTAAAACACCAATTGTGGTGTTCCAAATAATACTGCCTGCATTAAACTGTAAGGTGTTTTTTTCTGCGTCAGATATCTGCCTAACATTATCAAGATCCACTGCACCAAGATTAATTTCTAAAATACGGACTAATCTATTAAAAATATCAGAGGAAACGGTGTCAGTAGCTAGTGGTAGTTGAGTTTGTAAAATCTTACTCATCTTTTACCATCTGGTTTTATATCTATTCTTGTAGCTCCTAATCTCCATCCAATTGATAAATTACCGTTGTTGGTTGCATCATCATCAGATTCAAAACGCAAAGCTATTTGTCTTGAACGACTACGCACAAACACTTGTTGAGTTGTTGCAGATATAGCATTTGTAGAGTTTGTAGTAAGAGAGTCGCCAGGAAAGTTTCTTGTTTTCAAAACAATGTTCACATTACCGTTGTTATCATCTTGTATAAATTTGTAATCTGGTATTATTCTTTTCAAAAAGCTAAATTGGTCGCCATCACCTATATCCATATCAGAGCTTTCTATAAACACATTTGTCATAGGAGATCCATCATCATCAAAACCTATTTCTTGTTTAAATAGATAACTGTTACCAACTGCTCTCGGATAATTTTCTATGCCAGAATCAAGCCAAGCTGTTCTAACCAACTGCCCATAAAACCATAATTTTTCTACATAGTTATAAATTACATATCTGTCTATTTCACTTGATGAGCTTGAACAGTAGAACCACCCTATTTCACTTTTATCTTTTATAGTAAAAGCATGTATTTTAAAAGATTGTGATAGGTTAATATCGTTAAAAACATAATTATGCACTGAACAAGGTAAGGTTTGCACAGATCCGTTGTAGACATAAAAATTGTTGTAGCTCATCCAAAAAACGCCACTAGGGGCTGTTGTTGCAGCTTTTGGCCCTATAAGACCAGTTCCTTCGTTTATAAGGTTTATACCAAAAGTAAAAGGCGGCCCTATAAACTGCATACTGTAAAGTGCAGTATCTGTCCAAATTAAAGTTTCTTGTCTTGCTTTAACACCACCAATAATCGAAGAGCCGCTTGACAACCTCAATGAACCTGCAGTGTTCGTTGTCAAGGGCTCAAAATCTAACTCATTTTCTTGATCACTAAAAGCTACTAACATAGGATCTATCGTCCCTGTTCTGGAAGATCCAGATATAGGATCTGCACCTAAAACAATCAAATGTCTATCTTTTTCTGATGTTAAGACTTGTAATGCTTTTGTTGGCACTAAATTTGCACCAGATATAGCTGATAGTTCAACAGCTCTCGTTGATAAACCACCAGATTCTAGCCATCTAAAAATACCACCGTTTCTCTGATTTATAATTAAATTTTCACCAAAGTTGTCATGTGTCCATAAACGCATTTGGTTTGTGTCTGATAAAGTTGCAGCTTGTCCAAACGTTCCTATACCCCATCCATTAGCACCCCAACCTGTGCTAGGCATATAAATATCTAAACCAACATTAACTTGATATGTACCAACGACTGAAGAGCCACCATTACCGCTATCAGAAGAGTTAGCCGTTACTGTTGTACCACTTGTGTCTTTAGCTTCAATCGTATAACTGTTTGAATTAACCACAGTAGCTACTTGATATTCTTGATTTAGAACTGCTGCTGTGATATTACCACCAAGCGAAGATGCACCACTAAAAGTCACAAAATCATTCTGCACTGCACCATGAGCAGTATCGGTCACTGTAATCGTAGCATCGCCATTACTAGCAGAAAAAGTCACATCACCTGCCGATGTGGTTAATCTAATCGGTGTGATATCATTAAAAGACCCACCTGACTCTATGTAATACTTTAGATGGCTACCTAATCCTAGGTATTTAGCTCCTTCTAATGATATCCAAGGATGTAATGCTCTTACCGTGCCTAAGTATGTATTAGATGTAAGTTTCTCCCATCCTCCAAACTTTTCTGGTCTACCTTTACGAAACCTGACTAAATTACAGTCAAACCAACCGCCCTCATTATCATATGCGGTGCCCTCTCTGTTAATTCCTGGTCTGAATGTAATCTTTTGTAAAGGCATATTATATGTGATGCCACTCTTTGCCTTCAAACAACAAAGACTCTGCTAGTCTTCTGCGCTCTAAACCAGGTAAAACTACTTTCTCTCCGTTAACTCTTGCCTTATTCCATTTACGCATTTGATGCGGGACTTCTTCTTTCTTGTTGTCATTTAACACTTTAAGCATAGTGCTATCGTTAAGGTTTGTGGGGCCTAAGTTATAAGTCCATGCAACTAAGGCATCAAACTCATTCTGATTAAGTGGAACTAATACAGCATCACTTACATAAGCACCATATACAGGTAGCTCTTCGTGCAACCAATCATCAGCTTGCTCCTGTGTACAAGTATCACCTTTTTTTACATTTTTAGTTCTACCGTATCCTATAGTCCAAACACCTGCACTGCATTTGTATGCCTCTAATTCACACCCTTCAAATTTTTTTATTAAACTTGTGCCTTCTTGAGAAATTTCCATATTACTCCTCCTCTTTTGTTGTAGTAACTTCCCTATAATACACAACAACATCTTTTAATTCACTTATATACCGTTTAATTTCTTGCATGTTATATGCCATAACTTCGTAATCTGGCACAGTCATAGCTAGAAAAACAAGCTCTCCTTCTTGATTTTCTATTATTGCAAACTGTTCTTCAAAATTTTCGGGTGTAATGGTAAGCCATCTAACCTCTCTCAAAGATATTTCTCTTGGCATAACAGGTTGTACAATCACCCTTTCTAAGGGTTTTGCTGTAACTTCTATTTGTTTAGTTGGAATCAGGCTGCAACTGCAAGCCATCATCAAGATCATCAACAGTGACGCTGATTTGCTCGATATCTTCCATAATGTGTTTTGTTCCATTATTTATTTTCCTTTGCATTTCAACAGGATCAGCTATGATTTTTGCACTTAGCTGATAGTTTTGTATAAATTCTGTATATCTTAACAATTCTCTTTGTGCTGCTTGACTTTTTTTTGATAATTCACTCATTTGTTTTGTTTGCAAATTAAAATCATTTTGGAGCGCTGTGATTGCCTCCTCTTGCGTTGCTATGGCACCCTCAAGCGCCTGATTATTTGCACTTAAAACCTTGTTTTGATTGTATAAATAATAAGATGTAAAGCCTAAAGTAAGTATGATCGCTAATAAAAATTGTTGCATTAAGCGTCCTCAATAATGTAATTCAAGCCAGAGGCACTTCTATACTCTACCACTTTGTCATTGTCATCCCTAAACTTAAGATGTTTTTCTTTTTGTATTATTATTTTTTTTGAAATATATGTTTTGTCGTCAGAATCACCATACTCTTTGTTAAAGGACACAGTAATTTTATATCTCGTAGAAAAATACTCGCAAATCCAAATATATAATTTTTTTAGGTATTGCATTAGACAAATTTTGATAAAACTATAGAAACTAGAATAAATGGGTATACAGCCCATATCATGTTTTCGAGCTTATCAAAGCGTGCCGATCCATCTTCTAGTCTTTGTTCTATATTTTTATATCTGATAGAACATTCTTTTTCATGTGTTTCTATTTTGTTTAGTGCTTCTTGCGTACTCATCTTGTTGTATAAATTGCTAAAGAGTGTTTTTTCCCTTTTACTTTTATTGGTTTTAATAATTTTAACTCAAAACTACAAGATTTTTTAGTGTTATGGCCTATTATTATGTCTACGCCCACATCTTTGGTGGCACTTTCAAGTCTTGCTGCAGTATTTACTGCATCTCCTATTGCACTATAATCAAAGCGTGTTTCACTACCCATATTACCTATTATGGCTTCTCCAGAATTTATGCCTATACCTATGTCTATTCCTAAATTGGATTGCTCCATGTCTGCCTTTATTTTCTGCGCTGCTAGTATGGCTCTATTCGCATGATCTTGTAGGTCTATTGGGGCGTTAAAAATAGCCATCATTGCATCACCTATATATTTATCAACCATGCCTCCGTGCTCTTTTACTGCATCTGCTTGTATTGTCAGGGCTTTGTTCATAATTCTAGTTACTTCTTCTGGCTCTAGCTTTTCTGATAAACTTGTAAAGCCTCGTACATCTGTAAATAAAAAGGTGCAATACTTTCTTTCACCACCTAGCTTTAGTAAGTTTGGAGTTTTTTGCAAAATTGCCACTTGTCTCGGGTCAAGATAATGCTCAAACTGTTTCTTTATCTGTTGTCTAAGTTTGTATTGTTCTTTGAACCGTATATAAAAAGCAGTAGATCCTGCAATGAATTGTGATATTAAAGACCATGTTACATCTATAAGCAGGCTTTTTTGTATCAAATAATAGCCTAGAGTGCCCGTAGAGAGCATAATTGTTAAACCTAATGTAATACCTAGGGTTATACCAAAACGGATCAATACAAGCCAAATTAGAGTCACTGTGAGCAAATATATTAGTATCTCAACGGCTAAAGAGTAATCAGGTATGTATGGACTATCTTGTATTAGAATTGATTCTGCTAAGGCTGCCTGTATTTTATGTGGCTCTAACAGACCAGCAGGCGTAGCAATTTGTGGCATAACACCTGCAGCAGTAACTCCAACAATAACAAACCTACCATTTACATCCATTTCCTCAAGATCTGTTTGTGGCGTGTCTACCCAACTTATCCATTTACGACCTAGACTATCTGTTTTGACTGGCGGTATGCCTCTTATTGATATTTCTTGTATACCATTATCATTGGTTTTTATAATGTAAGTTTTTATGCCAAACAAAGATTTATAGATCTGTGTGCCAAAACTAGGTATCCAATCGTTATTAGGAGTTCGTACAAGCAATGGTATTCTTCTGACGAGCTGATCTATGTCAGTGGGAGCAATGGCCAAACCTTCGTATGAGTTTTGAGTAAGTAGAAGCAGGTTCTCCTTCACTCCCGTGGTCATTATACCACCTTTATCTTCACCTACAACAACAGTTCCAGGTGTTGGTGGATACACACCTTTACCATCTTCAAACATAGCAATGACTGAAGGAGCGTATCCCAATGATCTTCCAAAATCTTCATCCCCACCCATTCTGTCAGGCTGTGGAAAAGATATTGCCCAACCAACTCCGATAGCGCCACGGCCTAGGATCTCTAAATTTATTTCTGCTAATCTTTGTCGTGGCAACGGCCAACCACCTTCTTGTTCAACATCATCTTCAGTAATATTAAGAATCACAAAATTACCTGACGGATCATAGCTTTTGACTAATGCATCAAATGTTCTGAGTTTTATAATTTCGGTTGGAGTACTTTGAAATATAAGAGGTAGTGATAATAGTAATAACAAAGATAAATAAATTTTATATTTCATCAACCACTCTGTTTTATAGTAATAACACTACTGCTACCTCCATTAATCTTGATAGTCTTTGAAACACCATCTTGAATTAAAATTACGGTGTAACTTGCAGATACATCTAGATCTAGTCTAGCAGTGTTATTTACAGATCTTATCAGAGTTAATCTGTCGCCATCTATAAAAGAAATTATCTGAGTTTCTGTATCTTGACCAAACTTAGTTCCTGCTATGGCAACTGATGTAACATCTTGTTGTAATTGATCCTCTTCTTCAGCAATCTCCAAAGCATCTAAAACATCTAATAAATCTTCAAGAAAATTTACATCTAAATAATTTATGTCTAATTCTGTAAACTCTAGATCTGCTTCATTGTCTAAAAAGTCCTCATCTAAATAATCTATATCTAGGTCGTTAAAATCCAAAAAATCATTTGTATTAAGAATAACTTCTTCAGCTTGCATTTCTACTTGCTCTGGCGGACTTACAATAAGCATGTTGTCAATAATATCTAAAGTTAGATCTAAAATTACTGGCTTACTAGGTGCACTCTCAAATACGCTAACAGTAGTGGCTTGAAAAGGTTGATTTAGTATGACGCTGCCCGTTGCAGTAGTTACCTCAATTTCTCCACTGGAAAGACCATATGCATCTGGTAGCAATATTATTAGTGATGCTCCTAGCTCATTCACTGTGGTTGTAAAGTCAGTGCCACGAATGGCTATGTTCGCTGTGGGTGTTTTTAACGAGATGTTTTGTTTATCTATTCTATTTAAGTTACCTGTTATAAATCTTGTGGTGCCTAGCGCAAAGGTGAGCGCCATTTTTGATTTTGATGGATCTGGGTCATAAATATATTCGTCTATTAAAAGTTGTGAGTGTTCTGTAAGTTTTACTTGGCTATCATCAAGAAAAGTTATAGCCATGCGGCCATTGTTAGTAATAGCCTCATCGTTATTCTGTATTACAAAATCTAGACTAGCGTCATAAGGTATATCTCTTACAACGCTAGCTGAACCAGAAAGTTCAGAGATGTCACCAATGTTAACAGCTTGTGCTTGTACCTTGGTCGTTTTGGATAACGCAAATATTGCTATTAGAAGTGTTGCTAATAATCTTAAGGTAATCCCTTGCCAAAGTAGAAGATTGTGTAACATCAATCGTATTTGAACTGCCATCTAAATCTAGATAAAAATAACCACTGTCAGCAGATGTAGTGCCACCGTACCCGCTACCACTAAAATTTAATGTATTACTGCTACCATTTACATCGACATAGTTGATTGCATTTGCATAATCTATATCAAAATCAAACTCATTACTGCCACCAGTAACAATCCAATCTAGATCAAGATAAGACGCATCATCATCCTCAGCTACTGCTAAATCAAAGGTGTTACTTGATCCAGTGACATTTATATTCATATTAATATAATCTGAGTCGATAAGGCCTGTGCTATCTACAAGTATGTCAAAGACATTACTATCACCTGTAAATTCAAAAAAGCCTGTAAAATTATCGCCATCAATAGCATCAGATCTAAATTTATTACTTGCACCAATTTGGTTGATGTCAAGTATCATTGACACACCATCAAGATCCAATGCAGTCATAGTGCCAGATGTGGCACTCGTACCACCAATAAGGTTAGATCCGCCTTGTTGCTCTAAATCTATGGTTGCAGAGTTTCCAGTTTGGTTGACATAAATTTCATTGTCCGCAACAACAGAAAGAGACATAAATAAAAAAATGTTAATTAGTTTCTTCATATTTCCAATACCCTCTTGTATTTCCTACGTTTATTATTTCTAAGACTGCACCTTCGATAGCTTTCATTAAAGCTATGGTTGT